TCAAAATAGTCTTAATTCTTTTTCATCTAGTTCTAATAATGTTTTTATTAAAAATAGTTCTGGAATTGCTACATCAATCGAAACTGTTAGATTTTATGGTTCTGTAAGTGCAGGATCTACAGTTATCAATCCAGCAACTCTTACTAGCAATCTTCCATCTGCTGGCGTAGCTGCTGGATATAAAGTACAAACGTTTACTGCAGGAATAGTAAACCCCACCTCCACAGTTGCTGGATTTGGAACTACATCAGTAAATGGTGCTTTGCAAACTACCATTTTAATTAATGCTGGTGCTGCTGGAGTTGGAACGAATGTTCAATTTGTTATATCTAATCTAGCAGCATCTAGTTATGATTTTGCTAATACTCCAAATACGCCAGTTGTAGTTTCTGATTGGTATAATCAACAAACTCTTGGTCTTACAAACTCTACAGTATACTGGAAATCAATTGCAGAAAAACCAAGAACATCTCAATATGCATCAGAAAGAAATGCTCTAAATGACGAAATTCATATTGCAGTTGTTGATGATACTGGTACAGTAACTGGTATTGCAGGAAATGTTTTGGAAAAGTTTACCTTCTTATCCAAATCACTTGATGGAAAAATATCACCATCAGAATCTGTATATTACAAAGACTATATTGCAAACAATTCTGAGTATATATTTGCAGGAGTTGCTACTACTGGATCTGCAACTGGATTTACAGGAACTACAGTATATACTTCGTCTAGCGTTGGAAACTGGGGACAAAATGCTCAAGGTGTAATATTTTCTGGAGCAGGAAATGTTACATATAATCTATCTGGTGGTGTTGATTATTCTGCCGCCAATGGAATGTCTGCGACTCTTTCTAATATTATTTCTTCTTATGATATTTTATCAAATCCTGCCGAATATCAAGTTAATTTCTTAATTAATGGTCCTTCTGGTGGAGCATCAATTTATGAATCACAAGCAAAAGCAAATAAATTAATTGAAATTGCCGAACAAAGAAAAGATTGTGTTGCTGTAATATCTGCTCATAGATCAGGAGTTGTAAATATTACAAATACTGAAACTCAAACAAATAATATTATCAATTTCTTTGATCCAATCACTTCTTCTTCTTATGCAGTATTTGATAGTGGTTATAAGTATATGTTTGATCGTTTTAATAATACATTTAGATACATTCCTTGCAATGCTGACGTTGCTGGATTGATGGCTAGAACATCAATCAATCAATATTCGTGGTTCTCTCCTGCTGGAGCATCTAGAGGAGCAATTAATGGAGCTGTAAAACTTGCTTATAATCCATCAAAAGCACAAAGAGATATTCTTTATCCGAAAAGAATTAATCCCATTATATTTTCACCTGGTGCTGGTATTATTCTTTTTGGTGATAAAACTGCACTATCTTATGTTTCAGCTTTTGATAGAATAAACGTTCGTCGTTTATTCCTTACTATTGAATCATCAATTCAAAGAGCAGCAAGAGCACAATTGTTTGAGTTTAATGATGTAATCACTAGATCTAATTTTATTAATATTGTTGAACCGTATCTTCGTGATGTAAAATCAAAAAGAGGCATTACTGACTTTTTAGTCATCTGCGATGAAACAAACAATACTCCTGATATAATTGATGCAAATCAATTTAGATCTGATATTTTCGTAAAACCAGCAAGATCTATTAACTTCATCGGTCTTACCTTTGTTGCTACTCGCACAGGTGTAAGTTTTGAAGAAGTCGTAGGTTCAGTTTAACACATTCAATAGGGGATTTCTAAAATGGCTAACTTAAACATTCCAAATACAAAAGATAGAACTCTTGAACAGTTCAAGGGTAGAATGCTAGGTGGTGGAACAAGACCTAATTTATTTGAGTGTGAACTTTATTTTCCTAGTGATTCAATTCCAGTTGGAACTACAGAAGATACACTTGCAGATAAAACTAGATTTTTAGTAAAAGCTGCAAATCTTCCTGCATCTACTTTAGGTGTTATTGATGTTCCATTTAGGGGCAGAAATCTTAAAATTGCTGGAGATCGCACATTTGATCCTTGGACTATTACCGTAATCAATGATATTGATTTTTCAATTAGAACTGCATTTGAAAGATGGATGAATCTTATCAATAAACACGAAGATGCTGCTGGAAAAACAAATCCAATTGATTATCAAAAAGATGTATATGTAAAACAATTCGGAAGACCATTAACAAGTGGAGGCACACCAACCTCTGCAACACAAATTCCTGTATTAAAACAATACAGATTTTATGGTGTATTTCCAACTTCTGTAAGTGCGATTGATCTTTCTTATGATTCTTCAGATACAATTGAAGAATTTACAGTAGATCTTCAAGTTCAATGGTGGGATGCTCTTGATCCTTCCGGAGCAACTCAACTTGGAACTGGTGCCTAAATAGTAGAAACTATTTTATTTTATTGATGTCTAAGTTGTTTGGGTTCAAAATACAAGATACTGGAGTAGATAAGTCAAAAAAACTTGTTTCTCCAGTTCCTCCTAATGAAGAAGATAAATCTGATTATTACATTCAAAGTGGTTTTTATGGGCAATATGTAGATATTGAAGGTGTTTATAAGAATGAACAAGATCTTGTAAAAAGATATCGTGAGATGGCTTTACACCCAGAATGTGATAGTGCGATTGAAGATGTCGTAAATGAAGCTATTGTATCAGATTTGAATGATTCACCAGTAGAAATCGAACTTTCAAATCTTCCAGCATCAGACAAATTAAAACAAATTATTCGTGATGAATTTAAATCCATTAAAGAAATTATGGATTTTGATAGAAAAGCACACGAAATTTTTAGAAATTGGTACGTAGATGGAAAGATTTTTTACCATAAAGTAATTGACTTAAAAAATCCTTCTGCTGGTATTCAAGAAATAAGATATATCGATCCACTCAAAATTCGTTTTATTCGTAAGGCAGAACAAACTGGACCAAATGCTAATTTTCCAACTCCTTTAGGTGGAAGTAAAAATTCAATTGATATTTACCAAGCACCAAAAATTGAAGAATATTATCTTTATGATCCAAATGCTTCAATGGGAACAGGTGGTTCTATATCTTTCCGAAATGATTCAAAAAGTGTAAAAATAACAAAAGATGCTATTACTTTTGTAACGTCAGGTCTTGTGGATAGAAATAAACAAACTATTCTTTCATATCTTCACAAAGCAATCAAAGCACTCAATCAATTAAGAATGATTGAAGATAGTCTTGTGATTTATAGACTATCAAGAGCACCAGAACGTAGAATTTTCTATATTGATGTTGGCAATCTTCCAAAGATTAAGGCAGAACAATATCTTCGTGATGTAATGAATCGTTATCGCAATAAGTTGGTTTATAATGCTGATACCGGAGAAATCAAAGATGATCGCAAGTATATGGCGATGCTTGAGGATTTTTGGTTACCAAGAAGAGAAGGTGGCAGAGGAACTGAAATCACAACTCTTCCTGGTGGTCAAAATCTTGGAGAACTTGCTGATATTGAGTACTTCCAAAAGAAACTTTATAAATCACTAAATGTGCCATCAAGTCGAATTGATATTGGTGGTGGTGGATTTAATCTTGGACGTTCTTCTGAAATTTTAAGAGATGAACTTAAGTTTACTAAATTTGTAGGAAGACTTAGAAAAAGATTTTCTGAAGTTTTTAACGATATGTTAAAAACCCAACTTATTCTTAAAAATATTGTAACTCCAGAAGATTGGGAAGTTTTGAGAGAACATATTCAATATGATTATGTTTATGATAATCATTTTTCAGATTTAAAAAATAATGAACTGTTAAATGACCAACTTGGTGTTGTTGCTGCAATGGAACCTTATATTGGTAGATATTTCTCTGCCGAGTATATAAGAAATAAAGTATTGAAACAATCTGATACAGAAATGATAGAAATAGACAAACAAATCAAAAAAGAAATCGAAGCAGGTATTATTCCAGATCCAAGTCAACTTCAAGTTGATCCAAATACCGGAATGCCTATGCAAGATACCTCTGGTGGAATGAATTTAGGACAACCAATGATGGAACCAGATTTAGAAAAACAAGGAAAAGCAACAGAAGTACAAATGCCGAAAGGCGGAGAGATATAAATAGTTTTTAGTTATTATACATTATAACAATATGGACGATTTAGTAGATATGATTGTTTCTGATGGATCTCCTTCACAAATTGCAGATAGAATTAAAGATATTCTTTTTGCAAAAAGTGCAGAAAGAGTAGATGCAGCAAAACCTTATGTTGCTTCTAGTCTTTTTGGAGAAGAAGGCACAGAAAATTACGAAGATGAAGATAGTGACGACGAATACGAGGAAGATGAGGAAGAAGTCTGATGTCTTTCAGAATTGTACAAACAATTAATGCAGTAAATGTTACTGCTGGAACTGCAACAACATCTAATGCAATTGCTCTTCAATCTGGATATCTTCGTGTCTCTTGTGCATCAACTGCTGCTTATATTCAGATTTCTGAAAATCCAGTAGCAACTGCAAATGATTTTATGATTGTCCCAAATAGTTCTGATATTCTAAAACAAAGAGTCGCTAGACAAAGAATTTTAGGAATTACTACAGGAACAACAACGGTTGTTGAATTTGGTGAAAATAATGGAAATCCATTTATAGTTGGTGATTATGTAACAATCTCTGGTGGTTCTCCCGCTGGAGTAAATACATCTCACACACAAGTGACTGCATCAAATACATCATCAGTTACACTAGGTTGGAATAGTTCCACTGTAACTGGAATTGCAGTCACAAATGCAATTATATCTAGAAGTGTAAAAGTTTCTGTTTTTTCTCCCGCAGCAACAACTGTAAGTATTGCAGAAGTCCAAACCGCATCAGTAACTTAAAATGAAACTAATCACAGAAGAAGTACAAAAAGTCAAGTTCATCACTGAAGGAAGAGGTGCGTCTAAAAAGATGTTTATTGAAGGAA